CTGTGGAGCTATGCCTTTTTTAGATTGACCACCTATTGGGTTCCACCCGGTTCTACTAAATGCCATTGTTAATCTCCTTCCTTAACTTTCACGACAGGTTATATCTACCTGACCATTTCCATCTACAGAGATCGCACCGGCTGAATACATAGCTGATACAAGAAATGAAGTTTTCTCAGGCACATAATTGATTTCAATTTTTGGTGGGATACCAATTCCCAAACCAAGGCTGTCTTTGTGGAAAGCAAACAATGTTCTGTCGCTTGAACCGTCTATAGCCAAACCGCCTTCGTCACGATCTCCGATCATATGCACAGTGAAACCGAGCAGCGAATTTATGTCTCCTCTTGCGAGCGCCTGCACGGACTGAAAATCGGCAGAAATTGCTCTTTCATCACCAAGCAATGAGGCCAGTGAATTAGCATGAATAATTAAATGCCGGTCCGATGTTGGAACATTGTTTTTATCCAAAACCTTTTTTGCCGCCAAAATTTTTCCAACATTTAAATCTGAGGCTCCAGATCCAGTTGTCTGTATAGTGTTGGCGATAGTAGCAGCAGGGGTAGCGGCTGTGAGAGCATCAAGAATAATCTGATCTTCTCGTCTACCAATCGCTGCACCAACCATCTGAGCTAGTTCCTGGCGCTCATCAAAATTCACTTTTGCCTGATTAAAAATATCGGAATATTCTGCTGCAATATAGTCAGTCATTGTTGCAGCCACGCTGCTGAACGCTACATTAGTAGGGACAACATTAGTCGATGGGGTCCTAACTGATGCTGTTCCTTTTGCTAATTTTGGGAAATTTACAGTGCTTCCCTCAACACCTGTTCTAGTACGGCATACATTTCTAAGCATTGCTGTAGCCTGATACGCTTGATGCACTTCAGCTTCGAATAATGTAATAAATGCCGGTGAAATTGTGGTTGCCATAATGACACCTCCGTCAAATAAATTAAGGTTTTATCGCCTTAGGTTATCGAGGTATCCCCGGCCTGCTGCTTCAGATTACGTTCTGCAACGACTGATCTATCAGTATCCGATCCGTCCAATAGGATTATGGGTCAAACCCACCGTTATCATAATTATTCATAGTTTTCAAGCTAAAAGTAATATTTAGAATTTGAACGCTATTTTTTCTTAGATTTCATAATTTTTGATTGAAGTTGCTTGGGCAGTGTTTTTTGCTTTTTTGTAAGTGAATTTTTACCCGAACCCATCTTTCTGGCTCCGTATCCTTTACCTTTTGGCATACTGTTTCTCCTTTTATTTTTTCTTAAATAGTCCCAAAAGATCGCTCAAATTCTTTTTCTACTTTAGCGCGATAGGCAGGATTGCTTTTATATTCCGGGTTATTAACCATTTCCTGGAGTTCATCTTTTGTCTTTAAATCAGAAACACTTGAATTAACCGGTATCTTTGCCATCTCTCCATTACGTTCCCGGATTTTTTGTATGGCTCGTATTCCGGCAGCAGTGGCCCCAAGCTCGTTTAATGCCTCATGTTCACTATCATCAAGCACACCTTTTGTCTTTAAACTTTCGGCCCAAAGGACGTTTGACCGGATAATTTCTTTTGAGTTTGGACCCAACTGCTCATGGACTGCATCTCTTAATTCTCTCTGCTGCTGTTCCTGGTATCCAAACTCTTCCGCAAACATTGTAGCCAAACTATCAAAGGCCGCTTGCGAAATTCCGTTTTCTTTTGCCCAATCTTTATAACCTTCTAGGAGCGCGTCCCCCTCCGGAATATTTTCGCCCAAAACCGAGAGATTATATTGCTTGGGAGCTTTATGATCGCCATTATGAAATTTCTTCTCCAACTCTGAATAGGCTTTGGCAAGTCCTTGGAGGTCTGCGCCTTTTTCTTCGTCCCAGAACTTATCGGGGAGGCCTTCGGGTCTTTCAATTTTTTCTTCAGTTTTGGTTTCTTCTTTTTCGTGAGCGACATGATTTATTTCCTCTGGCTCTGTTGTTTCTTCTTTCGGAACTTCATCAATAAGGTCCGTCATTTTTTCTACGACTTGCTCTGTTTGCTCTACTGCTACTGTCTCTTCAGCCATGTTCTAAACATCTCCTTAATCTACCCTGGATTTCTCTGACGATAGAGTTCTGTCCTTCCCTGGCATAACCATAAGAAGGCTCCGCACCAGGAACCCAGGCCGGTTGATTGATTGTTATTGATATTAAATGATCCAGGACTTTTGCCCCTTCTTCTGTAGTAAAAACTTTTGAATAGGTTTTGTCGAGCTGTGAAGGTTCAACGACAATATCCTGGACCGTAGCGTCAAGGCCTTCCCAACCAGGAGTGTTAATTGATCTGATTTTGTGTGCCTGGCTCTCCACCTTGCGCCTCCATCTGTGCGGCTTGCTGCTGCATCATTTCCATCATTTGCTTTTGTATTTCCATTTTTTCCTCTGGAGTTGTTCTCAACTCTGCCGGAATGTTCATTTGATCTGCGATATAATCTAAAACTTTGTCTTGACGAATTGCCATTTGGCCCACCGGTCCCATGCCCTGGACAATCTGCATATAGTTCATAACTTCTTGGACTTTTTCTAAATTTTGAGCCATAGCTAGGGGAGCGTTTGGGATAACTTTTACTTCCAAGCCATTGACTTTTAACGGCAGCTCAATCATTCCCATTTCGTCCATTAGCTCCAAAGTTCTACGAATAACCGGATACATCGTTTCATTAATTAATCTTCCGAAAGCTGATCCAAGATTTTGTGCAAGCTCCTTCATTCTTTCCGCGATTTCTGTAGCTGACCTGGCAGACATATTGTCGGGTGGTAGACTTTCATCAAAAAGCATTTGCTTGATATTCATGCGGAGATCATTAATCACCATTTGAGAAAGTTGAGGGTCCCCCGTTCTTGGGAGAGGACGTAAGCTTTCGCCTTGAGGACCCCCATTTCGCGCAACAGGGATAATCGCGCCTGGTACAATCTGGATTGAATTGGGGTTGAGAATACCATCATCGGCTGCCGTAAACACTCCACCTATAGTCAACGAGGCATTTTTAAGGGTTAGTTCTTTCGTGCGGTTGATAGTCCTGATGTCCGGCAGAGCTGATAATAGTGGGCCTCTTCCGTATATCTCTCCAGATATTTTTGAGAAACGTGATATTATCCAGGGAAAACTTTTAAGAGAGCGTTCAAGAAGCATCTCTGTTCCCTCAAAATCACAGATCGAATAGTAGTAAACTCCGGCCTCCTTTGAATAATAGGTTGCCTCAATGAGTTCAATTTCTTTAGTATCATCGTCCTGGAACTTTTGACGTAAAGTAGCAGGGATTTGTATGTCTGGAAACTCTAACTCAAGCACATTAAACGCTCGTTTAAGTCTCCGGTAGACTGTATCGACACGACCAAATGGGCCTTCTTCAAAACAAATCAAGAATGTCGGAACGGCTGTATAGCGAATGGGATTTATTTCATCGCCCGGCTGCACAAGCATAACGGACGTTCCAACAGCAAGTTCCAGGAGAAACTCACCCATTGCCTGGTCAAAAGCGGATTGACGCATAACATCAAACATTTTTTTTGCATATTCATCCAAAACACGCTGAACCTCTACTGAACGATCTTCCGGTATGTCCTCACCAGGAACCAACCGACAGAAAGAACGACCAGGAGGGAAAATCCCAGACTGTATACGATTGGCAAAACGCTGAGTGCTGTGAATTGCTGTACTATCAAAAACCCGGTTCATTTTATCCTGACCAGGTGTGTTTCCTTCATAGTACCCATCGTAAAGATTTCTTTGGGGGAGGGCATATTTGTATGCGTCCTCATAAATATCGCGCCATTGGCTTTTCTTAGCATCAGCTCTTTGAAAGCGTTTTTTGATTTCTTCTGGAGATTTTTTCATTTCAATCTTTTATCCTTGATTGTATCTCTCCTGGCTGTACTTTTATATAGACCTTTATCGCGTATTGGTGACGGAAGTTTGTTTAAACCTCTTTTAAATGCAGCCGCTAACTCACTTGGAGAAAGTATGCCATCTCTATTAAGATCACCAAACTGCACCGGTTTTTGAACAGGAGTTTGAGTAACTCTACCTCTATTTCTGTTTAAAAGACCGCGCTGCGCTCCAATTTCACGCATAATTTTTTCTTTTCGCTCTTTAATACTAGCCATTATTATTTTCCTTTAGCCTCTTTTGCTTCTTTAATTTTATCGTCCTTCTGAGTTTCTTTAGACATATCATAAAGCGGTTTTTTTCTTGGATTTCTTATGTACTTTTTCATCATCTAGGTCCTGATCTTGGCCCTAACGAGGCTCTCAATGGCATAGTATCTGGATTTCCTAATGCTGAGGCCCTACTGCCACGCTGCGTTAAAAGCTGACGCTGACCACCGGTAACTCTTGCTTTTGTACGAGCAAATAGTTTACGTCTTTCAATGACTTCTTTTTTTGCAGCTTGCTCTGTTGTTTGTTCCGCTATGGCTTTTGCTTTAGTTTCATCTTTGACTTTATCTGGTTCTGGTTTTGATTTTGACCGTCCGAATATAAATGCCATTATTGTGTCCTTGCGTATAGAAAATAATCTTTGCTATCAGGGCCATATTTGATCGCACGACCCTCTTTTTTAAATAGCATTTTTTCAATCCAACGAATAGCCAGTACATTTTCTGTACAAACCCATGTCTGAAGGCGAACAAGCTGTTTTTTCTTGATGCAATAGGTAAAAAATCGGTGTGTTGCTCTGTGAAAAGTAACAGTAACATCACCGATATTTCTAGCAGGGAGGAGCCAGGCTTCCATAACTCCATTCCACAGAGGCCAAACACCAAACATACAATAAACATTGTCTTTTGAGATAAATGTAAAGGCATGACCTTTCTGTAAATTGGATAGAACTTTATCCCCATTGGTGTCTATTAGGCCTTGATCCAGGGGCCGATAGGCTGCCAGGTTGATATGTTCCGGGTAAAAATCAATTATTTTTGATTTAATTCCGTCAATTTTACACGCAAAGTTTAATTCTCTAGCCGAAAACATCAAATTCGGTCCTAGCTACAGTCTGCTGCCTAAATCCTGGTGAAGCTCCTCTCGTCATACGTCTATGTTCTCCACCGCCAAGCAGACAATATCCTGCTGCATCTCCAATATGCGAGTGTTCATTTTTGTTTGGCTGATCTTTAAATCTTTCGTATCCGGCTCCTACGGCTACGCGTTTAAAGTGATAGCCACCGGAAAGGGATTTTCGTAAACGTATGCAGCTTCTATTGATAAGAAAACCAGGTTTACCTTCTATCAGTCGGGTCATGGGGGAAGCTAAAGCCTCTCTCCTGGTTTTAAATTCGTTTGTGGCTGTTGGTCGTGCCAGGAGGCCATGTGTTTTGAGGTGATCAAAAGCTGTCGTTTCGTAGATTGCATCTCTCTGAGAGCCGGCAGGATCACCCCATATCATAACCTCCATTTTGGGAAACTTACTTTCTAACTCTGTTTTTAACAAATGCGTAAATCTCTCCAGGCCCATAGAAAAAGTTACTAGCTCATGGAGAATATGCCATCTGCCGTTTTTTAATCTCTGAGCAAACACAGCAGCAGGGGTTAAGCCAAAGTCCAGACCTATTTGAATGGGAACCTCATTATCTATTTCAAGGTCCTGCGTCATGGCTATGTCATCATATTCGGGCCAAACCGGTAATCCTTCCTGGACATAGGTATATTTCCCTTCCGCATAGCATCTAATCCAATCCAGGGTTTTCCCTCCAAGGAGCTGCTCATAGTAGCCATTTGGCAGATTGGAAACATTCTCCGCTTTTGGGGACTGCCTCCACCATTTGCCGGCTGAGAAAATATAACCCTGCGCCTCCGGCATATCTCCTGGAACCTGATCTAATGGTATTTCGTCAA